TCTAATACAGAAACTGGAATGTCTGTAACATACGATGATACAGATAACACACTAGACTTTGCGCTATCTGCAACAGGTGTTACAGCACAAAGTTATGGTAGTTCAACCGCTATTCCTGTAATTACAGTAGCAGCAGATGGTAGAATTACTGCTGCAAGCACGAGCAGTATTACAGTTGGTGACGGCACACTTACTCTTGCTGTGAGTGGTACTGGACTAAGCGGTAGCCAAACGTTTACTGCTAATCAATCTGGCGATGCCACATTTACAGTGACAAGTAATGCTACAAGTGCAAATACTGCAAGTACTATTGTTGCTCGCGATGGTAGTGGTAACTTTACTGCTGGAGTTATTACTGCTACAGCAACAGCCGCTAGATACGCTGACTTAGCAGAACGATATGCAGCAGATGCAGACTATGAACCGGGCACAGTGGTATGTTTGGGAGGAGAAGCAGAAGTAACCCAATCTATCAAAGCATTAGACAAAAAAATAATTGGTATTGTTTCAACTGCTCCGGCTCACATAATGAATAGTGAACTTGAAGGTGGTGTTGCAGTTGCCTTAACTGGGCGTGTACCATGTAAGGTAATTGGCGCAGTTTCAAAAGGCGATATGCTAGTCTCCAGTTCTACCCCAGGGCATGCTATGGCTTGGAATGAAGAAGGTGATCCTCCTTATGGATCTGTTATTGGCAAGTCAATAGAAGATAAAGACTCGTCCGATGCAGGTGTAGTTGAAGTTGCTGTTGGCATAAAATAATGTACAAATTCTATACCAGTGAATATGAGGGTGAAACAATTTCAGACTCAGTGCATTGGCGTGACGGAAACAAAGACAGTAACGGTGTTTGGATGCCCAAGAGTATCATAAACGAGGATCATACAGGCGTTGCTCATGTCATAGGAAATGGGCCAAGTAGATTAAAGCATAGGCTAGAGTTATTGCATGGACAAGTTGGTGGTGAAGGCGGGCCACATAGTGTTGGACAAAGTTATGGATGTAATCAATTATACCAGGATTTTAATCCAACATTTTTATTTTGTGTAAATCCTGAAATACTAGGATGGATTGCTGAATCTAATTACTGGGAAGATAATATTGTTTATACTACAAGACGGAACTTAATAAAGTATCCAGGAAAATTCCATCTTTACCCTCATTATCAGTCCTTGTTTATGGGTCCTGCTGCTTTACGTTTAGCATGTGCTGATGGACATAAAAAGATTTTTATAATAGGTTGCGACTTTTACCTGCCCAACACTCAAAGCCATATTTACCCAGCTACGGAAAAGTCATATTTGCCTATAGATGATACTGCTAATTTAAGAGAAAAAATACTTAAACAGTTTATTACTATTATGCAACTTTACGATGACGTGCAATTTTACTATGTTATTGAAGACCAAGTCAACGATCCTGGACATATAATAGAAGAGTTTAATTGGGTGCCTAATGTTAAAGCAATAGGATCCATGCAGTATATAAATTTAGCTGAACTAGGTGCTGTTCACCGTACCAAATAACTCAGTAATAGTGGAAATTTTCTTACGTATTTCATCAGCCTGAAAAGTATTAAACACACCTGGGTGTAGTGGTTTAGGCCAACCTTCAATAGTAGTCCAAGCATAACCTTTGTGTTCACTATTTAAATCAGGTATAAATTCTTCTTCTATTATGCTTACAAAGGTATGATACTCAAAACCTTTTTTGTCATTAGTAAACTTTTCTATTGGAATAATTTTAAGGACCGGATTACTGTAACCGGTTTCTTCCAAAACTTCTCGATTTAAACCTTGCAGTATACTTTCCCCTGGCTCTATTTTGCCGCCAACAAATGCCCAAGTATTTTCAAAGGATGTTTCGCCTCGTAACAAAAACAAAAATCGTTTTGTAGATTTAGCAAAAAAGGCAGTACCTACACTCTGCTTTAAATAACCAGTGTCCATTCTCCGGCCTTGTATTCACCTTCATAACTTTTTACCCAGGTATCACCAGTCCATTTGTATTGGATGCCTGTGTTTGTATTTGTCATATAGTGTACACCCGTTTCACTACTGCTGTCAAATACTACGTTCCAGCGTATGCCATCATATTGTATAATATCATTTGCGCCAGCAATAAAATCATTATTGCTAGTGTCTTTCCAGGCATCTGGGCCATCTGTGTTATCTGTGTCACCAATACCTTTTAGTATAAGATATCTTTGGCCATTTGCAGCACTAGGTAATCCAGCATCTGGTCCTACTCTAAGTGGATTTATAATTTTTAATACAGGATCTAGGTCATTAGTAGGTATCGTATCAGCATCTACAGTAAACAATAGTTTTGTATCGTCACTAGGATGATGTGCAACTGTACCTATAATCTCTCCTGTACCAAAGTCTATACGTATTTGACTTATACCAGCCTGTAGTTCTCCATACTGATTAATCACAGCACGCCAAGTTACATCGTCTGTGCCTATCTTTTCAGGAGGATCGTTAAGTATACTTCCGTCTACTTTGTTTGTTACGGATTCTTGTCTTTCCAAAATAGTGATTGTGTTACCCAATAACAATATACCAAAGTTCATTGGTGTAAACTTCATTCTAGTGCCTAGAAGTATATCTCTATCAATTACACCATCACTGATACTACCGGATTCATCGTATACACTAGCAATAATTTTTTGCACAACACCTAGTTTCTTAACTTTTGCTGGTGGAGACAACCATATAGGAACCCTAAATTGCAGTGTAGCAATGTCGATTTGATCGTCTACGCCAACAGGAACTGCTCTACTAGACCATGTAGTTTGTTCTAGTTCAATGTAACTTAAACTTCCCCAATCAAGGTAATTGTCTGTGCTCTGTATTTCTAGTGCTGGATTAAAAAGTACTAGTATCTGTTCTAGTAATTGTAACTTTTGATTAGTATTACTGGTCCAGATATCAGTAGTCATTGTTAGGTTATAAGGAACTGGCATGTGTCGTTCTACACTAAACGCATTGCCTTGTTGTGTAGTATACTCGCCTGTATCCTGATTGTACTGACGCATCCTTATATGACGCTTGTCTACAAATGTTGGTTCTTGTCTGCGTTCTGGGCTATACTCCATGCCGCTTACATAACAACTAATCAGTGGGCTAGGGTTTATTTTGTTTTCACTATTGTCTCTAATAATGCCGCTAACTATTCTAGTAGCATCTCCATACCTAACAGGCACTGTTACAAGTGTAGTATTTCCATCTCTGTCCTGTCCATATTCAACCTGAAAGTTGCTAAATGCCCTAATAAATTGTAATAGGAAGCGTCTAATCTGCTGATCATAAAAAAATTGCTGTGGCATTAGTCATCTTCCCTAGCACGTAATATATCACTTAAACCAACACGTTGAGGTACAACAACATTATCGTCTCCAGTTGTTGTTGCTGTATTGTTAATAAATGTATCTATCTGACGCTGACCAGTACCTGGAGTTAGTTGTGTTCTTACACTATCTTCTACTTTAACCCAACGTCTGCCATCGAAACGAAATAGTCTGTTGGGCAGGAAGTCCAGTCTCAAGACATAATCTCCTTCTACTGAGGTAGTTGGGAAACTTGTGCCCATTGTTACACTCTCACCATTGGGCGCAATTCCGTCACCTACAAGATATCCACTATATGCATTTGCGTTTTCTGGGCTTATTCTAGTACTGTCAGTGGTTACTAAGTTGCTGTCAGTAGTAATAGTAGTTACATCAGATGTATAACCTTTAGGCTCTAGAGGTTTTCCAGTTTCGTCTGCTGGTACTACATAATACCTACTTGTATCATACCCGCTCTTGGGAACTTCTGCTTCTGCTTGCTCAACAACTGCGTCTGTAATTTCCAGCTCTTTTTTGTATGTGCTGAGCAAGTCACGTAGTGTTTTGTCTGTGCTTTCGCCTGTATTTTCGTCAATTTGTATTTTGTTTAGTATGTCATTGTATTCTTGACTGTCTACTAGTGGAGTACATTTTACACGCCATAGATGTGGCCACCAAGTAGGACTATACCCCTCTGTGGGTCTTGTACCTTCTTGTACAACATAATATCTTTTTAGAGCAACTTCTAAACTAGTATCTAAACTATTATAGTCTTTCAGATGCGGCAATTCAAGAACGTCACCAGACATAAGTCTTCTGCCCAGTATTCTATCCATGTCTGCTAAATGGAATGTAATGAACAACGTGTCGTTTTGTAGGAATAATCCAAACTGACTTAAATCAAAGTCCGTGTCTGCGACATTATAAATGCCTCTGAGGTTATAAATGTCTTGTTCATACTTGCGATCTCGGTTTTCTAAAAATAATAAATCTTGTATAGCGAGTGGATCGTCCTCTGCAACATTGGGTTGCGTAGCATCGTTTGTGCTTCCTTGATTAAGAATACCAAGATATTTGTGTACTGAAATTCCTGTGCCGCCTACAGTAAACATCTCTCTAATGTTGCGATCAAAGAATTTGAAATCTGAGGTGTGTGCACCCTCTTTCCACATGCTTATACGAGGCATAGAAAACTCCTACAGTTATAGTATTTAGTGGTTTTTCTGGTTGACTATCTGTGTATCTGTGTTATCTTATGTATAGTTAAACAACAAGGACCAACTGATGATTTACTCCATTTTAGAAAGCCAAATGCGTGGTGCTGTAGATAACGAAGATAACCGTAAAGCTGATGGTAGCATTAACTGGGACTTTGTAGATGCTATTTGTTATCGTGAAGTTATAGACTTTTGCCGTTCTCGTGTAGATTACTACGAAATGTTTAACGATATTGCAGACATGATCGAAGCTGAGATGCCAGTGGATACCGCAGTCCAATTGGAATTTGCTTTGTAGGAGCGTAAATAATGTCAAATGTATTTGACAACCGGCATGGAAAATTGTTACCCTTGTCACAGTTCCAGCGTGAATGGGTTGAAGTTGTAGCAAATGAGTCT